AGCTGACCTGCGTGGAGCTGACCTGCGTGGAGCTGACCTTAGCTCTGCTAACCTTCGCTCTGCTGACCTTAGCTCTGCTAACTTTCGCTCTGCTGACCTTCGATCTGCTGACCTGCATGAAGCTGACCTGCGTGTAGCTGACCTGCGTGAAGCTGACCTGTATGAAGCTGACCTGCGTGGAGCTGACCTGCGTGGAGCTGACCTTAGCTCTGCTAACCTTCGCTCTGCTGACCTTAGCTCTGCTAACCTTCGCTCTGCTGACCTGCATGGAGCTGACCTTAGCTCTGCTAATATAGATTTATTGATGATATTGCAAACAAATATGGTCAATTTATCAGAAGAATTAACTTTAGAGCTTATGCGGTGGGATGCGCTGGTATGTGGAAAAGAAAAAATGAAAAAATGGGCTGATGGTGGAAGTTGTCCTTTTTCAGGTGGTGGAATCAATAGGCTTTTTCGATTTGAAGAGTCCAGAAATTTATGGAGACCGGGCAAGCCAAAAAAAAACATTTACGAACTCTGGCAGGCTATTGCCAAAGAGTTAGAAATAAAGATATAAGGGCACGGCAATGAATAACCTTATACAGTATAAGTTTGATTACGTCCTTCCGGTTGAAATTGAACTTTATACCGCCTGCAATAATAGGAGGGTAGTATGAATCAAATTCATACCTACATAATATTTACAGCAATCTTTCTTTCATTCCTGCTGTTCTTTGTCTTTCACTTTGCTTATATTGCGAAACTTAACAAAGAGATTGAATCACAGAGACAGATAAATAAAAAAAAGGAAGCAGAAGTGGACCGGGCTATAAATATATTAAAGAATACGAAATATATACTTGACGACATGTACTGGTCATGTCGTTATCAATACAGCTCAAAGGTGCGAGCTGACACACCTAACACAATTAAACCAAATGGAGGGCGAAATGACTAACGACAAACCTCCTTTCCTGTATTCGCCCTCCTCCCTCCAAAGAAAGGGATGCGTGCGAGAAAGGACGGTGATCGATGAACGAGGCTAAAGAGGAAGTTTACCAGGAAGTATTAAATAATTTGTGGGGTTTATTTCAGGATAGCCCATACATAAGGAATTTTATCGAGACAAGGGAAAAGCATGGATGTCTATTAACCACAATTACAGATTTTCATTGTCAAATGGCTTTACAGAATGATGTATATCCTATCATCCTTTTCGAGATATTGCCAGCAGAGATTGAAAAAGGAAATGAATTTTATGAAATGTATCTTATAAGAAATAAATACAATGACATTACAATATATTACCAATCGGAAGTTGATGAATTATTAGTTACGGGTGGAGAAAATAATGGTATCTGGCAAGCCCTACATTCTTTATTATTCGCAATCAAAGAGCTTGTAGCCAAAGAAGGCGATAATGTCAAGTTCGTGTGGGGGGAATGATGGAAACTTTAGCATATATACTTTTTTCATAGGAATGATACCAGTATGGATATTGATTATAGGCATAAAGGATTATTAGGGAATAGACCTGTTGATGATACAAAAAATAAAACAGATAGATTGGAAAAAAGCAATAGCGTTTTAAAAGATATTTTAAAAAGGGAAGGTATTGAGATTGAAAGCCCAATAAGAAAAGAGAGGAATGGTAAAAATGAGAAATGAAATATATGATAAAAAATCCGGGTATGCTATGGCAATAGGAATGGATAGGATATTAGGTAATTTTATACAAGTATGGAAAGTAGATCCTAATATAGCTTTTAATGATTTAGAAAACTTGCCGGATGAGTATAATATTGTTGTTGACATTGACGGCTTAACTGTAGACGATTTCTTAGATAAAAAAGAAGAATACTTAAAAAAATATTTACCTAATATAGCAAAAACAATATAGGGACTCCGGGCACCTACCAGAAAGGACGGTGAACCATGAATAACTGTTGTTCGTGTGACTATGACGATGGTAATTATGCGGCTATATATGATTGCAAGGAAAGGAAAGCGCTCAAAGAGCATAAATGTTACGAGTGCGGTGAAGTCATTAAAAAAAGGGAGACTTATTACTATTATTCATGTTTATACGATGGGGAATGGAGTAATTGGAAAGTATGTAAAATCTGCAAAGCTATTGGAGACGAATATTGCTGTGGGTCATACCCTCCCGGAGAATTGAGAACAATGCTTTGGGAGTGTAAGGGGTTTGATTATATAACCAATGAGATGAGTAGTGACTCTTATTGGGAAAAACTTGAATCAATGAAAGAGAATGGGAAACCATGAAAATCTTAATTATCTTAATCTGCTGGCTGCCTGTCAGCTTTGTATTTAGCTGTATTGCAGGAACTTTTATGAAAGGGGCAGGAGAATAATGCAAAGTAAAGAAAAGTCTTTCGTACAAGAAATTCAAGAATTGATGTTGCGAGTAAATTCGCACCCGACATCACGAATAAATAATGCGATATTGATTGGGTTAGATAGAATTTTGCTCGACATAGAAGCCATAGAAAGCGAGAGAACGAATGAACCCAGAGTTTAGATTTTATTGCAAAGAATGTGGTGTTATAAAATTAAAACCATTCTTTTCTAATCTTGATGGTTATTCTTATGTGCCAATTCTTTGCATACACAATGAGGATATCGCAAGGGACTATATAATGCAGGAAATGGGATATACAGACGATATGAAGGCGGATATAAATTTGAAAATTAGAAATGTTAAGCTGAGCCATTGTGATGTCGAAGAAGATGAAACATCTCATATAGTTCATTATATTGGAGAATATGCCTGCTGGTGTGACGAACCATAAAGAAATTAAATTAAGAAAGCGAGGAAAGTCCATGAACCAAGATAAACTTAAACAACAATTCGAAAAGCAACACCCAAAAAAGAATTTACTTACATGAGAAAGGACGGAGGGGAATGTATCAAATGGGAAGGATTTGCTGTATATCGGCTCCCTACCCTCCCAAAGAAAGGGGTGAGTGAGTGAGCTATAAAATCGTATCTGATTGGGTGTTATTAAAACCTGAAGTTTCTTCTTTGAGATTTCCATCTTTCAAGAAGGCATTAGAATGGCTGCACAATAGGTATCTTAATACGATAGTTATTGATGCAAGGACGTTAGATTTTGATTCGATTGAATTGGTTATAAATTCAGAGCAAAATAAAAATTTAATAAAGAATATGGAGAATCCTCCATCATTTTACAAGTATCTTGAAGCCTATCAGATTGTAAAGGAAATGAACAAAGAAAGGTGTGAGTGATGGTATATCAGGTAGATAAAGGAATAAAAGAATTTAGTGAAATAATAGATGCTTGCAAAGAGCTTGTAATACAACTTAAAAATGGGGAAAAACATAATGGCATATATGCAGATGTTTATATTGGAAAACATTTTTTTTATTGTGAATCGAAAAAAATATTGAGATTGGCAATAAAGCAATATCGAGATCTTTTATATCATTATTCCCATGATAAATTAAATATTAGTGATTTAGAACAAATCCTTAAGGAAATGAACGAATGAAGGACGGTGAAGCATGAAAATCTTACTAATAGCAATCAGTTACTTAATATTCAGCTTTCTGTTCGGATGCTTTGTCGGCAGGATGATAAGGGGGGAATGAAATGAAACATATACACCTTGAAACACACAAAGAAAGCGAGAGAGTGATCCACGTAACAAGTTTTAAATTATTACCAGATGAAATCCAGAATGATTTAAAGTTGCCTGATGACCAACGAAAGCACCCTGAATACATCTACATCGGCAGGGCTATGCCGAGATATGGACTGGAAGCAAGTCCATTGGCTAATCCATATAAACCTGGCGAGGCTTATGACTCCATTGACCATTGTTTAGTTTTATATAAAGAAACTATGAGCATTGATATTCATATAAATGATTTGATTAGAGAGGAATTGTTACGTATTAAGTCTTTGCTCATAAAACATAAAGACATTTACCTCGTCTGCTGGTGCGTTGAAGAACTGGATGGCATAGAACCTTGTCATGGGTATATTGTTAAGGAAATATTGGAAAGCGAGGTTGAGGATGGCAATTAAGGCTTTAACCTGCAAATATATGTACTGTGTGTCCGACTATGCAAATATTCACTACAAGTGTATCTTATCGCCGGAATATATAATGGCAACTAATATTGAGGATATGATTTGGCACTGTAACAGGTGCGAGAAATACAAAAGCGAGGGAAACGATGAAACACTGTAATACCTGTAAATATTTTAGAGTGAAGGCTGATACAAATAGAGGATCTATCGGAAAGTGTGACAATGACAAGGTATGCGATCTTGTCTCTTTATCTGTGATGGAACTATTTTTTAAAACAAGCTATGGGCTTTCAAATGAAGCTATCCGGTCTATTATTAAAGACTCAAAAGAATATCAAATTTTAAGATTTGATGGAGGTTTTGGGTGTATATTTCACGAAGAATATAATGAAAGTGAGGATGAGGAATGAAAGATAAGTTTTTGGAATGGTTAGAGAGTGAACTAAATAGAATAAACGATTGGTATGATGACTGTGAAATAGCTGGTTGTGCTGAAGGCATGGAGTCCGCCTTACGTGATATAAACAAATATGAAGAAGTTAAGCAGAAATACCTTGCGGTGCACAAAGAAAGCGAGGAAAGCCCATGAATCAAGACAAACCATGTCCTTTTACAGAATGTAAATTTTTCAACAACTGCACTTATCGCCAGTGCAGATTTAATCAAAATTTTATTAACGAACATCTTTATCCGTTGTTTCCTAAGTATGCACCATTTAGGGAAGATGGGTATGTCAACTCAAACCCTTAATAAAGGAGGAATACGTTGAGCTTAATATACAAACCCAAAGGAAGGGCGGCGGAATACGGCGAATATGCTTTTAACCCGTTTATCGGGTGTCGATATGATTGTATTTATTGTTACAATCGTGCAATCCACAACCGCTTCTTTAAAAGCAAATACGGCAATGAGTTCGACAAACCTATTATAAAGCCGAACATGATTGAGCAACTAAAAAAAGAAGCCCCTAAATACAAAGGCAAAGAAGTATTTATGAGCTTTTCGACAGATCCGTTTCAGGGGATTAAGGAATTTGATAAAATAACAGAACAGGCACTTAATATATTTTTAAACAATTCAATATCGGTAAGGTTTCTTACTAAATCTAATTATCCTAATTTTTTAGATGAGTATATTGATGAAAAAGATTGGATTAAATACGGCGCAACATTGACGTATTTTACTTGTGGGGATGTAAAATTTCAGATGGAGCCTAGGGCTGCTTCAAATTACGATAGGTGGTTGGCTTTGAAGCATTGCCATGAATGGGGGATTTATACATGGGTAAGCCTTGAGCCCGTTATAAGACCAAGCGAATCCCTAGAGCTCATAAGACATACACACACTTTCGTTGACGAATACAAGGTCGGCATGTGGCATTACTCCCCTGAAGCAAAGAAAATCGACTGGAAGCGGTTTGGGAACGAAGCTGTTGAATTACTCGAAAAGTATGGCAAGAAATATTACATAAAAGAGGATTTAAAAAGGGAGATGGTAAAATGAGCCACTTACTAACATTCGGCTTGCTATTAGTAATCCTTGTAATAGTTGCCTTGTCTGTTCACGTGGCAACGGAGATAGCTTCAAGGCAAAAGATTATCGACAAGAATAGCTATGAGTTTTGGCTAATAAGAAAGGGGCTGGAAAAATGAAACTTTACAAACTGACAAATAAAGACAATATAACTCACGGCAATTTCAAGTGGGTGTTAAACAAGAATTACTATATTGAGAAAGAAAAGCGTAGACCTGTGCTATGCTCAGATGGAGTTTTCCATGCTTACAAAGACATAAATTTAGCGTTGTTGCTAAATCCAATACATGCAGGTATTAAGAATCCAAATATTTTTGAAGCAGAAGGAGATATTGTTGTAGAAGATTATAACAAAGTAGGGACATATGAATTAAAACTAACAAAAGAAATCCCGATACCAGATTGGTACAGGGATAATAATATAAGAAATAGAGTCTGCGTACAGTTTGCAATACTGTGTGCAGAGTCTGTTGTTCATTTGTACAACAACAAGTATCCAAAAGATGATAGACCAAACAAGGCGATCCGATTAGCGAAGGATTATCTAAAAGGGGAAGTTTCTGAAGCTTTAGTTGCTGCTTATGCTGCTTATGCTGATGATGCTGCTGATGCTGCTGCTGCTGATGCTGCTTATGCTGCTTATGCTGCTGCTTATGCTGCTTATGCTGCTGATGCTGCTTATGCTGCTGCTGATGCTGCTTATGTTGCGTATGCTGCTGCTGATGCTGATGATGCTGCTTATGCTGCTGCTGCTGATGCTGCTGCTGCTCGTGCTGCTTATGCTGCTTATGCTGCTGCTGCTCGTGCTATTTATGTTACTTGTGATGCTGCTTATGATACTGATGGTATAGACTTTATAGCGTTAGCAAACAAGGCGGTTGAGTTAATTATTACAACCTTCCGGAAAAAGGACGCTGTGCCCTAAATTTTAAACCAAAAAGGAGAAACAATGAACGACATTAAAGAAAGAATGTATACCCACGATGAAGTGGAAGAAATAAGGGCATTGGCTAAACAGGAAGCTATTGCAGGAGAACAATTAAAAAAGCTAATAAAGAAAACCAAACCTCAATATGAATCGGAAAGTACTGGTAATATTGTTAGGATAAATTTGATATGCATGTTTTGTGGTCAAAGAATGCAGAAGGATATTCTATACAGACCCCAAGTAGCATATTGCCCTAAGTGTGATTTTCAGATAACCGATAAAGCTGTAATTGCGATACTCCAAAGCAGGCATGATTGGAAGGTCAAGGACGTAGATATAAAAGAAGAACCTGAAATACACGAATCAATTATAACTTAAAGTCAAGAGAAGGGCGAAATGTTTAAAATAAAAGATATTAAAGTGTTCCATAAACAATATAAAATAATTTGTAATGTATCTAATATAGATTTTAATGATGAAATTATTGACTTAAATCCGGATTCTAAAGACTTACATTTATTCCCAGATAGTGAGGACTGGATATATTCTGCAAAAGATACTATTGTAGGATTTGAAGCAATAGTATTTTTATATTCTTCGGGATTGAAGGATAGATATAATGACGAATTGATTTATAGTGGTGATATTGTCGGCATCCCCTATTCACCTCCGTTTGGAGATATTGAAGATAAATGGACATACAAGGCTGAAGTGTTTTACGACTATGGGTGCTTTTGGCTACGATACTTAACATCTGAGTATGAACATCCAGTTCCGCAACAAATTATAGATTGGGTGGTAAAATCAAGGGGTAAGTATATATCAAATTTCGGGGAGCCGACAATCTATAGCAATAAAACGGTATTGGAAAAATTGGGGAATGTGTTTATCGAAAATAGATCCTAGACAAATTTGACAAATCCTTTTAAAATTAATATATTAAATATAGGTATGATCAAGATATTTAAACCATAAGGAGACGATAAATAAAATGGCAATTTATCCATATATTTGTCCAGAATGTAACTATAAAATAGAAATAATAAAAAGTATAAAAGAAATAGAGAGAGAAGAAATATGCCCTTCGTGTGGTTCAAAGATGGACAGGAAAATAGGAGAGTCTGGTTTTGAGCTAAGGGGTTTGGGTTGGTCGAGGGATGGGCACTGTATGGACATAGACGATGCGGAAGAAGTTTGGTATAAGAAGGACCCGTCTAAAGTCCAGAGAGGGTGCAGACCAATGGACAAAAAAGAAGCCAGTAAAGCGAAGGGCAAGTGGAAGAAAAGGAAAAACAAAAAATGGACAGGGATTTAAGATTGGAAGCATCTCCATTTATTGTTATAGTCAACACAAACATCCAAACAGTTGTTTTTACAAATAAAGTCTTCCGATGTATTATGACTTTTATACCAATCATATCTTTCTTTGCGTGATTTTACTCTGTCGTAATAATACCCTATTGGATTTCCACCTTCTCTAAAATAAATAATACATGGGAAATGAAAACCATTTGCGACAGCCATGTCATCCAGCACTAAAGGGCATTTATTGTAGTCATCTTTATATATACCCCTAATATTTCTTTGTGATAAATAATTCTCTATCCTATATTTTAAGATTGGATATTTTACGTACTTGGGAATTATTCTCTTAATAATGTTTAACTTAGATGAATATTGAGCCGAAGGGACGATTCTTATATCCGATACATTTGTTTCGGACATTCTACCAATTAATAAATTTAATGAATCGAGATTATTCTCATTTATAACCATCCCAATAGTGACATATGTTAATTTAGATAATTTTTTTATGTTGTCAAAAACTTTCTCAAACATATTTGATTCACCAATCCCACACATTTTATTAAAAGTTAATGAACAACAGCTATCCAATGATATAGAGATATCGTTTAACCCTAACCTAATTAGCCATTCATATAATTGAAAATCAGCACTACCATTTGTTGACAATGCTATTCTTTCTATCCCATTGCTTTTAGACAATGCAATTAAATTGCTGATCCCATCATATAAGGTTGGTTCCCCCCCTGAAAATCTAATGTTTTTTAGCCCATCTTCAGACCACATATTTACTATTTCGCAGGCTTTTTCTAATGGAGTAAAAGAATATTTTTCGTCTATTCCTCTGCAATAAGTGCAGTTAAAATTACATCTGTCCGTTAGAATCAATTCACACCTATGAAGATTGGAGTATATATTTGCAATACGTGCCCTATGATCCGTTAATGTATAAAATCCAATTTCTTCTAATTTCATCCAAAAATCTCCTTAAATTCATTGATCTTTTCACTTGTTTTTATTGTTATCGTAGGAACGTTGTTTAATTTATGGGCTGTAAATCTATGTCTTCCATCGCATATCGCGTACATACCATTTCCCAATTTCATACATTTTATAGGTGGGAACACAGCTCCATTTTTTAATAAATTGGCGTATCTTAATGTTTTCCGTGATAAAGGTATTCTGTCTATAATTACATTACCGATAGGAACTTTCTTAATAGATCTCATATCTTCCCCCCATACGCATCAAGCGGTCTTTCTTTATTAAAGTGTTTAAAAGCCCTGTCGGTAGCCTTCCTCCCTGAAGGTGTTATCATTATAAATCCAATCTGCATTAAATAAGGTTCATGTATTTCTTCAACAGTTTTCTTTGTCTCATGCACAGTTGCCGCAATTGTTGATAGTCCAACAGCCTTACCTTTGCAATCTTCAACCAGAAATTTCATGATCTTTTTGTCAATAAAATTCAATCCAATTGGGTCGATGTCGATATAATCCAGCGCCATCGTGCTGATATTTTGATCAACCTTAGGGTAGTTGTTTACAATCATATAATCCCTTACCCTATTTAAATTTGTGTTAGCAATTCTGGGTGTTCCTCTTGCCCTCCTTGCGATTTCTTTACAAGCCATGTCTGTATGCCTGATTTTTAGAATAGACGCACTACGATGCACGATACGAGCGAGAGAATGTACGTCATAATACTCGAAGTATTCCTTTATCCCGAACCTACTAAGAAAAGGAGCGGACAAATTACCCGATCTCGTTGTTGCACCCACAAGGGTAAAGGGTGGCATTGTCAAAAACTGAACAGCATTATTATCTATTACTTTAACACTGAACCGTTCCATTGCAATTGCCAGTATTTCTTCAATCTTACTATTTAAGGAATGAATTTCATCAATAAATAAAATATCGTTCCTTTGAATCTTTGCAAGGAATTTAATTATGTCGATTTCGTTGCTTATAGCCGGAGCTGATACCTCTACAATATTACACCCCATCTGGTTAGCAATTATATGCGCAAGAGTAGTTTTCCCCAATCCCGGAGGTCCCGACAAGAGTATATGATCAAGCGGTTTGTTTTGCTTCTTTGCAGAAGCTATATACATTTTAAGTTTGTTCTTTATCTTTTCCTGTCCTATAAATCCTTCGTAGGTATCAGGTCTAATTTCGTTTTGAGTTAGCATTTATTCTCCTTTATACTTACCACAGCCTGATAATTCATTATCTATCCTCCATAATTTCTTAAAGCATTTCGGTTGCACCCGTTTTTTAGCCAATGTTCTGCTCTCTTGTAATCCCATGTTGACCACACAGATTTAAGAGATCCTTCTTCGTGGAAGGCAATTACAACCCTTGACAAGACATTATTCCAATCTAAAACAGCGATCAAACTATGCCTTGACAAGATATCTTTATATTTCTTTGTTAGTTTTTTAAATTGTCTTTCAGTCATAGGTTTTCCTTTTAAATAGTTTTAATAATAGCCTGTATATTCCCGCACCAGACAATAAGGTCGAAGATAAACAAGATAAAGTTATTAGTTGACGTGTTATAAGTGTATTGCATTTATTTCTCCATATGTATAGGTTTAACATCAAAAGTAATTGTTCCTTCTTTAATTCCCTTTTCAATAACATGTTTAAACTTACTTACAGCTTCTTCCTGAGTGTATGATTCAACCCCTATGGAAATAGATATTATATACAAGTATGTTTTCTTCATTCCTATCTCCCTTCTTTATTGCACCCTCATTGGCATAATAAGTGCATTGTAGTTAATATCATCAACACCCTGTAACACAAAAGGGTGTTCGTGGTCAACAGCCCTGATGTTTACTATATCCGAATTAATTGTATCAAGGCATTGCTTAATATACTGATAATTTAATCCCATAACCCAATCCTGATCAATCTCACCATCAAGATCAATCCATGTTTCAGACTCACCCTGATTTGGATTATTGCCCTTAAATATTAGTTTGTTATCCTCAACACCAACCCTTAAATATTTAAGTCTTTCTCCTGAAAGCAAAGAAGCGAGTTTAGCCTGTCTTAACAATTCTTTTCTTTGCACCTGTATTGCATTGCTTTGATTAAAAGATTTTTCGACAGGTTCGAAGTTAGGATATTCGGGATAAACAATATCTGTAATAGAGATTGAATTACCGATAAATCCAATTCTATAATACTTACAGCCAGGCTTACTATTCAAAATCTGGACAGTTAAATGTCCTTCTTTGTATTTATTGTTTTTCATAATCTCTAAACATTTAAAAGGTATCGAAAACCCACCAAACTCATCCGGGTTAGTAATGTCAGCAAAATCATTCTTAATAGTTGCAAACTTATTACCATCTGAAACAATAGCTAATTCTGGAGTAACCCTAACGGCATTTAATGATTCTCTTGATTCATTTTTTGCACAAGCCCATGCTAATTTCTTCAATGCTTTTTGCATTTTTTTAACATCAATACTACCGATTGTTTTTTTAGGGGTAACATTTCTAAAATCATAAGCGGTATCATCAAATTCGGTGTAATACATACTAATATTAAATTTACCGTTAATCAACAAAGAATATTTACCACCAAGTTTGCTTCTTTCAAACAATACAGGTCTATCTTTTTTAACTTGCTTTAATATCTGAGAAAACTTTTTATATTCAACAAAAAAAGGAATGTTCGTGTCTTTATGCAAAACACAATTATCTATTGTTCCTGACGTATCATTCATGCTTAATTCAATAGAATCATTAAACATCCTAAATCTTATTGCATTTGCATTGATATTATATGAATGGTTAATTTTTTCTTTTGCAAGCAAATCCACAACATCCCTTAACTTTTTAACGTCAATTATCTCAAATTTAAAATCGGGAATGTTCAAGGGAAACATTCTGTAATAACAAGATTTGCAAACATTTTCATTATCTACTTGCCAGCAATTCCATTGACTTGCTATAGTACAAAAGCACTTACTGCATTGCATTGATTTTATAGGATCTTCAATACAAGAAATATCATCAATATTTTCGCTTTCTTTTTGTTCTTCTATTTCTTCCTTTTCGTCAAGTAACATTTCTTCTGTATCAGCTTCAGCTTCGATAGTTTCATAATCCTCGATTATTTCTTCTGTTTCATCAATCTCATTTTCTTCTGGTTCAGGATCATTATTATAGATCATTGATTCACCCGTTTCGTCATCGTATTCTATGCAATTCGACATTTCTTTTTTAATATCTATCCCGGAAACATTTTCTTCTGCAATTTCATCGGCATATTCAATTATTTCAGGTTTAATAATTTCATCCTGTCCAACAGAATGTTCTTCGGCTTCAGGATCAAATAAAAAACAAGATATTTCGGATTCTAATTCACTCAAAAACTCTTTCTTCTTTTCAATCAAAAGCCCTGTAACATCTTTGATATATTGATCATAATCCCGTTCGGCTTTCAGCCTGAGATTGTTTACAAATCCTTTTATTTCTTCTTTATACCTTGATACATCAAAGGATTCGATATTTAATCCATGTAAGATATTGTTACTATCAATATTCATAATTTAACCCCCTCATAAAGTTTTGTTTAAAAGAAGTGATCTTCTCATTCGTATGTATTCTGTTATAAAATTCCAACAAGATAAACCCATATCCGGTATTATCCAGCACCTCGTTTAAGTAACATTCTTTTTGATACCCTTCCAGTTCCCATCTGTCCCGTAGTGTTCTTGTTAGCCTTCTATTCTTAATATCTCTTTTTAAACTCGTAGATGTTGATTCTATTACTTGCATAATTTACTCCTTTAATTTGTTAAGTTTAAAACAAAAAAAGAATACATCGCATTCTCTTTCATCATATTAGGTTTGGGTGTTCCTATCAATTGAGTAGGTTGATTTTTACTCCCATTAAATATTCTAAAATCCCAGTTAAGCATCATGTCTAAACCTTGTAAACTCTTTTTTACTTTATTATATAGCTGTTGAGGAGATATTGTCTCTGATTTGTCGGTTGATTCGATTTTAAATTCCCTAGTCTTTCACATACTTTTAATTTTTGACCTAATAACATCGTTCCTTCTCCTGTTGTTTGGTTGGAATTTTTCATGGTTTAAAATTGAATCCCGTCATGCCCATAATAGCCGGGATTGTAAAAACCATAAAGTCTTGAGTGATCTTTAGTTTTCATATTTTCGATTTCTTTATTGGTCATAGTATAGTCGGCAATTTCACAATGCCGACATCCCCATTCCTTAATTACAAAACCAACAATGAAATATTTATTTTTTACTTTGTCGTATTCAATCCCCTTTTCGGATAGGATGTATCCACAATTAGTACATCCATGTGAGCCCCTTGTTCCAGACCCTTCAAAATATATCTTTTTGAATTTATCTTCTTCCATCGTTTCTCTCCTTTGGTTCACTGTTTTACCCCTCCCATTTAAATGTATCAATAAGATATTTAATGTCTTTTATTGCATTATTGTAAATAGTTTCAGCAATATCAAACATCTTTAATTCACAAACCGCAGAAATTGCGTCATTTGAGGTTTTAATTTTATTAAACAACGTTTCAATTTCAGTCTTTCGACAATATGCTTTTTTCATTGATTCTTTTAGATTGTTCATTTTTTTGTTCCCTCAATTGATTGTTAATACAAAACAAGATATTGCAAAATACATGCCAATGTTAAAACGTTCCTATCTCGTTACCCGATAAATCAACAATCCTTGTTTTAACGAATATCTCTTGTGCCTTTAATCCGCAATGGGTACAGACAACAGGATCAAGATAACAATCATCGTCAAATACTTGAAGCCTTGTTTCGTCAAACTCAAACTCATGATCTTCCGGTTTGCATTGTTTTGTTGTCATTATGTTACTCCTTATAATAATGTTTTTGAAAAGTTACATGCCCGTGTTCTTCTAAATCCTGAATTATATTTGTTGTTTGATATTGATTATAGTAATAGCATGTATCAATATCGGTTAATAATCCCTTGTCATTAAAACAGATATTATCAGATATACAAAAGGGATTTGTAGTTAAATCACCTGTAATTTCAGGATCTACCATCTGCCAACCGTTACAAAGTGCATCCTCTATCAGATCAAGAAATGCGTCCATTTCAATAGCATTAGGATTTTCACAATCAATGAGGATTATATTAAAGCATCACATAGTCAATGGAATCTAAAAGATCTATTAAAACCTCTTGATTGTCATTGATAAAGATAAAATCTACGTTTTCCCAATGCTGGATTGTATTAGTTTTATTGTTTGTCATGATTTACCTCTTTTAATTGAATAATTTTTTTAGGTTATCAGGATCTTTATTGATTGCATGGAAACAAACATTATTTTCTGTATGTTTACAATCTTGAATTATTTGAGTATCATCTACTTTAAAATTACTCAAACTCCAGTTTTCCCAGCCCTCCGGTCTATTTATATCTTTATCCCAAAATTCTTTTATAGCATCCCTTGTTTTCCAGATATTGCCATGCCAATCAATAATGATTGTATATCCATTTCTCAAAAATACATTAAATGCTTGTTTTAAATTCATGATTTACTCCTTTGTTAATTGTTTATATATGTCCTTTGTTAAAACACCCTTCATTTACCCACAACCCAAAAACCGGATCGTGTTTTTCTATTATCTTTTTAAACAGATCTATTTTATCCTGATACCTCAAATAACAATTTGCTAACAGCACCCATAATGCGGAGTCATTGTCCTTTTCTTGTATTTTAGGAATTATCTTTTCTTCAATAAACTTTGTTGAGTTTTGAAAATCATATTTCAAATATTTGTTATTATCAAACTCTGGTTTAGTATGTAACCAAAAATGGTTCTTCCCATAACCATTTATAACAAATAAATGTATATTGCCCTCGACATCATCCGTTATATACATTTCTTTATTGATTTTAACTTTCATTATCTTTACTCCTCATATTAGTTAATTGTTTATCCTGCCCCACTATCCCGAAAGATAATGGGACAAGGAAACAATCAACAGAGAGATTAAGATAATAAATCTTTTGGTATCTCGATATAACCAACACCACTTACAAGAGTAAATGATTCATAATCTGGAGTTATTTCGGGATCAAACTCTCTAACCTGTTTTTTTAAACTCCTGATATTATTGAATTGGTAAGAATTACCGTTAATGTCTTTGATGTAATATTTAGGTAGTTTATCTCTAATTTTCATTATTAAACATCCTTTCTATTGCCAGTACAATTGAAAAAGTTTGTTACACTGAATCTGTACATAATTAGAATCACCCCAAAGATCACTTCTCACGGTTTCGCTTTCATCGTCATAAATAATATACACTGAATCCATATCGGTAAAGGACTGATAATTTTCCAATGGCTCATCTGTTCCCGGATGATTCCCTTTGATAAAATTAAATACAGATTCTTTATCATGTAAAAAATCTCCGTTATGCAATTCAATGCTAAAATCTCTTTTTATGCTTTCGGCATATTCAAACAAGTAAAGCATTACTTTCTTTAAACTTTGCATTGTTTATTTCCCCTCTATTCAATAACGTTAAAATTTTCATCCGTCCAGTATGCTTCCCTTGACACCCTGTATAGCTTCTTTTTGCATACAGTACAAACAAAGGGATCGGATGTAAGATTATCTCCCGTATTTATATCAATATCAAACTCAATATCCCTTGTATTATCCGGGATCGCATGTTCCTTGCATTTATGTTTTGTTGCCATTGTTTAAATCCTCCGTTAAAGATTGTTTGTTGTTTGTTTTTCACTACATATATAATATGCAATCCCTGTACCACTTTTTAAAACGCACTTCTAAAACTTTCATAAATCCCTATAAAACCCTATAAATAAACAATGTAAAACATGAAAGAAAATAAATACCAATGCAAAATACACCCATTTTATCACAATAAAAATACAAAATATGCAAAAAATTGCATACCTAAAAATCCAAAAATCAACCCAAACCATTGAAAATAAACAATAATTCCACTACGCAAAAAATTGCATACACTATGCAAAACTCTGCATACCAAATATCCCTTTAAAATCAACCAATTACCCGACTTTCGCCTTTTGTTCCCTGAAATAAATTGCATACCACCTTGACAATATATAAAAAAAATCCTATATTAAATTACATGGACAGAAAACCAATAGAAATTACTAAATATTCAACTCAACTACCAAAAGATACGAAAATCCTCGAAGCAATCGATCTTGTTGCATCCGGTTTCTCCGATTCTGAAATTGCTAAAAAATTAGATGTTACGAAGGTTACGATCTACAACTGGAAAAAAGAACCCGCCTTTATCAAAGAGATAACTAAACGTCAAGAAATTAAGGTTCACGGAAAAACTTTGTTGATAAAAGGACTCGTGGAAAAGACCGTTGATGCCTACGTACACATGGCATTTCACGCAAAATCGGAGAAGGAAAAACGGGCAGCTCTGGAAACTTTATTGAAAATTCAGGGGGTTTTGGGAAGCGAGAAATTAAAAGCAAACCAGAATGTATTTATTCTTAATTCAAAAGATATACCGGGCAAGATGATTGAGCATATGACAGAAGTTTACAGATTGTACGAGATAGCTTCAGAGAGCGAGAGAGAGATTTTTAATGAGAGAGTCAAGAGCATTAAAAAGATATAAAACAAGATATTATAAAAAGGTATGAGCGAGATAATTTAAGATCTATTATAGGTCGTATAGATAAGTTGAGTGTCTATGACTCAAGTTTAGTACAATAAAAAAGCCAGGACTTTCACCCGGCTAATAACAGGAGATAAGAGAGATTAAGTTTTAAGGTATTCTTTCATCCTTTTATTGTGTTTGTACCCAACCATAAACCACCATAAAGAGTCAAGACTATGCTGACATATCATCCACAATGGTACGGTCTGACCGTTTTTTGACATTTTTTTTGCACCTGCCGTGTTTCTTGTTAAATATTTATCCATTTCTCATATCTCCTCTTTAAGTTGTTTGATCTCAAAACCAACCTGGTTTGCTTCATACCTATAGCCAAGCTTGAGCAGCTTTGATTTTTTTACCTGTAGTTTTTCAATTAAAATCTTTTTTCTTTTCTTTGACTTTGCCATAGTTATTTCCCTTGATTATTCAAACATAGCTTTTAGTTCGTTGTAAATTTCTTCAAAAGTTTTGTGATAATAGTTTTCAGGTATTATCTTTTGTGCATAATCTCTTTTAAGATCATACAATCTATCGAGTTTATCGTTTACCTTTTCTTTAAACGGATTAAAGATATGATTCAGCATACTTTTGTGATTTTCTTTATATTTATTCATAGGATATTACTCCTTTTTTATATTCTGTTATACTTTCAAAATATTCGAATCGACATTTTTCAGAGCAAAACCACTTACCATTAAAGTTTATCATCTGGTTTAAAGGTTTTTGTATATTGCAAGTTTTGCAATTTCTTAAAAAAGCATTAAGGAATCCTTGATAATCTGATTTGTTATCTGCCATATTCTTACTCCTGTAATTGATTTATCATCTTTAAGTATAAATCGCTAATTGATTCCTTTTTAGAATTTGTATCTTGAAATTCTAAGCAAATCAAAGTAGATAAATTCACCAATTCAGATTTAATATTTTTTCTTTTTTCTTGCAAAGATAATTTTGAATTAGCATACGATAAAATACTTGTTACCGCCGATTCAATTTGATTTTTTAAACTTGTCATATCTTCTCTCCTGTAAATTATTGTTAAAAACTTAATCTCTTAATTGATACTACAAACCATATCGCTTGTAGTATCTCAAAGAGATCAAATTGCCTATCAATACTTATTTGATCGGTAATCAGGATCGGATGATAATACTCTGATAAATTCTTTCAATGTCATAATCTTAGCTCCTGTAATTGATAATTAAAAATTATTCATTAAATATTGTCGCAAATCCGCTTCATCTCTTTAAACGACAAGTCTTCACGTCCCATATTCATAAAGACGCCGTCCTCTTTGTGCCAATTGTCTACAACGACACCATTTGTATCGATCGTAAACCGATCGTCAAATTTGTCTAATATAGACTGCAATTCATTTACTTGTTTGTCAGTTAGTTTCATGGTTTGTCTCCTGTTGTTTGTTTGTAATTAAAAACTTAATAAACTCCACTATTTCTAATGGAGTCTATAAGGTCTTAATTATGCCAGCTTGTCAATTGAATTGAGTATTGACAAACATAGCTTTTGCTCTGTACATATATTGCAATGATCCTTAATTTGTTTTTTTAATTCTTTGTAAGTAGTGGTTTCGTTGCATATATGAGTATCTTTTATACACTTTATGCAATCTGATACCTCAATAATTTTTTGATCAAATTCCATTGGTTTCTCTCCTGTAATTGTTAATCATACTACTATAATATGCAAGTGCTGTGCCAAAAAAAATACTTTCATAAAAGCCTGTAAGGTGGTATAATTAAAGGATTTACGATATGAAAGTGTATTCTTAAAAGTGTAACCGATTCAAAAGTGTAACGAATAGACACAAAATTCGACACCTAAAAAGTATAATAAAATCAATGGTTTATAAGCCACCATAAAAAGTGTATCAAATGGGAGCAGAAAAAGCGTTCTTGTAAGTAATTACTTACAAAGTGTAGAATTTACCTTACAAGTGTATAATTATTCTTACATGTAAAATAGAATAATCAAAAGTGTAAAATAGAACTTACATGATAAAAAGTGTATCAAATAGCAACAGTCCCCCTACCCTGTTCAAATGTTGAACACTCCTAATGCTAAGTGCATTTGTGCCTCCGCATGTGTATCTTAGTACTTTGCGATTCCGAAAATATCTTGGTTTGATAATTTATTGTTTGTTTCAAGTGTTATTTTATTTCGGAATTATATATTTGGGAAACCCAAGGTTAAATAGTTAATTGATCAGGGATATGTTTACCAGATTGTCTTAATCCCGAATAATAAAAAGGTGCACTAGGCATTGTTCCCGACAATAATGATTCAATAGTTAATATTTGTATTTTTTGAAAGCTACTCCCCTTATGTTTATAAAACCCTTCTCCCAATGCTTCTTTTATCATGTCCTTTGTAGGTTGATGTAAAGTTATGAAAAAGCCCATGACTGCTTTTTCTCTATTTACAACATGGCATAAATCCCTAACTTTATCAACGCCAACATTACCGCTCTTAACCTGAACCATTGCTTTTTTTATTTCCCCACCAACGTTTTTGAAATATATTACACCATCTATTCCTTTGTCTGATCCCTTTATTTTTCCTTTATAGGGCTGTGCTCCAATTAAAGAAAGACCCCACCACTCAAACTGATAACGGTTCTGTGATGCAAGTTCCTTTGCACTGGCTAAATCTGTTGGTTCTCCAACAACGTCATAATCTTTTTTAGCTTCCAAACCCCACATATCATAAAGACGCTTTTTTATCAAAGTGGTTGCAAGGTGTGTTATATCAATTCCAATCCATTTTCTCCTTAAACCTTGAGCAACCATGATCGTAGTGCCACATCCACAAAAAGGGTCTAATACCATATCACCCTCTGATGTTGACGCTTTAATTATTCTTTCCAAAAGTCTTTCTGGTTTTTGGGTTGGATATCCAAGCCTTTCCTTGGCGGTAGAACCCAATACTGGAATTAACCACCAGTCTTCAGGTATTTTGCCTTGTTTGTGCATAGTTCTCTTTGTTCTTTTGCCATGAAAAACAGATTCAGCAGATTTACCCCCTAATTCACCTGCTTTAATACGATTTAATGTTGACTCGCTATAAGGTATTCTAATATCATCGTGATTGAAAATCCATTTATCAGTATTATTTGAATACCAAAAAATAATATCATGTTTTCTTGGGAACTGTTTTTGTCCCGGACTTGAAGCACCAGTATAACACCATGCAATTTCATTTCTAAAATTTCTTTTCCCAAAAATTGTATCCATAACAATTTTAAGATAGTGACTTGCGGTGGGATCGCAATGGAGATAAATGGACCCAGTATTTTTTAATACTCTTTGAAGCCCTATAAGTCTAATACACATCATTGAGAGATATGCCATCATATCATTTAAGCCAATAAATTTTCTAAAAGCTAACATCATGTCTTTAATATCTGTTGATACCAATTTATCGTCAATTATTTCTTCAAAAGAATTTGCTGTTTCTTCAGTCCAATGCCATGAATCTTCAAAAGCTGTAACCTGAGCACTCGAAGCCAAACCGTTTGGCTCTTTATATAAGATGTTATAAGTAGCCTTAGAATTAAAAGGCGGATCTAAATAAATCAAATCAATTGATCCACCATCTATATGTTCTCTTAATATTGTTAAATTATCGCCATAAAAAAGAGTGTTTTCCATTATTTGCTCGGTAATCTTAATTGCAATGGTTCTTTTTTAAAATGATAACCAACTTGCTCCCTAAATTCGCTTAACGATTCGCAAGTTTTGGCGATACCTATTATTTGGTTTATATGAGGTATCAATGCTTTTAATCCAACATCTGACGTCATCCATTGGTGATAATTCATTTTATGTCTTGGTGGCGGTTTGTTTTCCCTTAAATGTTGAGCAACATCTGGATCGAGAGCATCATAAATAACCTCCATAACTAATTTCCCCCACCACTTTGGTCTTGAGTGCAGTCTTGTCGAACTCCATCCTGTTAATCTCCCAAATTCTTCCCATAATTCGTCTGGAAATGTTTTTTCCCAGTCTCTTAGCTCTTCTGAAATATATGCGGCAAGTTTAATTCTGAGGGCTTCTTGATTCCTTTCATATTGGTATCCGGTTGCTTCATCAATAAGAGCAATTAAACCTACTTTTGCACAAGCACTTAATAAAATACTACATTGAATAGCTATTTCTTTTTGTCTTGATGTTGTTAGCTTTTCATTTACATAAGCGTTCACATAAGCCCTGCATATATCTAAAAAGTTTTCCGCTTTAATCCCTTTTGTAATCCAATCTAACTTAGGTTGCTTAAATTCTATAGTTTCCTCCAGAACTAAATCCTTGTCAATAAAGGATTTTAAGGCTTTAACCCCAAGATAATCCTCCAAGGCTCCACCTTCTACCTTGGTTATAGATGTAACTGCTGCCCTTAAACTTATGACTCTTTCTTCGGTATCTAAAACATAACAATCAATTTCCTTGTCTCCCAACACCAATTTCCCCTTATGTTTTGCTAAAGGCAATTGTTCCCTTTTTGGATGTTCACTCACTTTTTTTATCCCTCCATTTCTTGGCTTAACCTTTAAAAAAGCATTGATTACATTTTTAGGTTCTTTTCCATATAATGATAGTAAATCATCTTTTTTTTCTTTATTGCTCATTTAATTATGTCCTATCAATGGTCTATAAGACAGTCTTCTCCCTTCCAATCCTATCTGAGAATCAATCCGCCTTGCTCCACACTTTTTGCAGGTATGTTCATATTGGCTAAATAAAGTTCCGTGATTAGTTAATTGTTTGCCTGCTGTTTCGGGATTTCTCCCACCTTTTGCATATTGATGATCACATTTCTCATCCCCGCCGACCCAAGTGGCAGTTCCGTAATCCCTGAGTCCCCAGTAGGGAGGTGATGTTACACAGCAGTCTACAAATTCATCCGGGAATGTCTTTAAAACTTCAAGAACATTTCCTTGAATTATTCTCCCTACTAATTTCTCCTTATTTAAAGTATTCATATTTCATTTCCTATAATGCCTGTTCACAGTTCTCTAATTTCCCATTTATTATTGTATAGGATTTTAATAGTTATAAGTGGGGGGATGAAGTTGTGGTATATGATGGATTGTTGTCCTATTTTTTTAACGTCTATTCTCATTGATTGTGGGCATGTTTTGTATGCTGGGTGTCTGTATCTGATATTGTCGATGGAGAAGGAAATGAAGTGCATTCCTGTTTTATTAAATGTTAGTATTATTTTATTTTCATGTCTGAGGACGTTTACTATAGTATTGCTGTGGAAGAAGGTGTTGGAGGGTGTAGGGGGAGAGCATTGGAAGTGGTATTCTGAGCAGGAGGAAAGGATAATTGTTGATAGGATTGTGATTGCGATAAAGGGCGTGTATTTATTCATTGTTTATTCCTTTCTGGGATATTTATTTTTGTTTTGCTATTCCATCCGATATCTTTTTGAATAATTGTGTATGTACTGATTTTGCTATTTCTTCTTTTTTCTATTTTTCTATTATGGGGGGATAGGCAGATAGCATTAAGTTTTGACCAATCTTTTTTATTTATATCGCAGTGGAATGCGGGGCAACCGTTGCAGTGTTTAATTTTAATTTCCATCATTTATCTCCTTTAAAGCATTCCCTGCAAATAGTTTTCATAAAAGGGGAACGGATATCATTGCCGTTATAATATTCTGCGATATATATTTGTTTCCCGTGGTATTGATCTGACGGCAACAATTCCACCCCTGAATTATTAAACCATCTGTGGCATTTTTCACATTTAAACATGTATCTTTGTATTTCTTCTCCGTCATTCAAATCAAAAGCTGGACACATTGTTATTATCCTCCTTTATTTTTTTCTAATTCATTTATTATGAACCTGTATGGTTTAGTGTATATTCTATTCCATATTGTTTTTTTTAGTATCCATTCTCCTTCGGATATTAGAGATACTATAATACGTGTTCCCTTGTCGTCTGGTTCTAATTTATGGATATCCGTAAATCTCATGCCTGATTTTCTATCGTCTTTGTGAACGATTAGGATTGAGGCTAACCTATCAAATACCCAATCAACAATCACCCAATAGAGACACAAGAGGGATACTGTTAAGCAGGCGTTGTGTATTGTTGAATATGTAATAATTGTGTTCATTCCCTTTCTCCTAATGCTTCTTCCAAATCCCTATTGTATTTATTGACCAAATATTCTTTTAAGCACCATTTATTTCTTCGGCATATTCGAGTGCTCTGTCTTCGTCTGAGAAATGAATATCAGATAGAAAATCACCTATAATTTTTACATTTTGGTCTTTTGTGCTTTTCTTCATTGCAAAGCAGTTATTTATATCCTTCCATGTTAGTCTTTCAAAAAGATTAACTATTAGCACTGAAAGCCTGATAGCCTCGTTTGGGTTGTCGAAACGGTCACCTTTTAGAGAGTTGTATACAATTTGTTCTTCGTCGTTTAGTTTAAATTTCATGTTTTGTTCCTTCCTTACAAATTTTCTTCCATTTATTTTCCAATTTGGATATTTTATTGTCTAGTTTTTCTATTTCATCTTCTATTCCAAGAATTTGTTTGTATATATCGCTTCCCTTTTCCCAGCAGGACGGGCAACAGTAGAATGATTGGGAACTCATATACGAATCATCATAGGAAGTAACGTGGGAGTAATAGAATTTCATGCAGAGGCTACAGGCTTTTTGACCACAAATACCACATACAAATTCAAATCTGTGGTTTCTTAATTCTATACTTTTGTTATTTATCTTGAATTCTTCTCTGTATTCCCCGTATTTTTTGTTGCAAAGAGGGCATTTGTTGCTCATTTTTCTCCTCCTATCCATTTAAGCTTCGATGTTTCTGGTTTAATTTTCTTCCAGATTAGTTTATTCCATGATTTATGGTCAATCATGTTAAAAACAATGCCCAATAAATCGGGTGCGTGTTCTTTTAGATATAGAGCCTGCTCTTTTCTCGTTTCCATATCTTTTATTTCATTAAATATTCTTTTTGCCGTAATCTCCACACTAAAATATTGATATCTTAATTCACCCTCAACTTCTTTAACCCAAGATTCAAGTTCAGGATATCTATTTATTCCGAGATTACCAATTTCTATGTTGTTTTTAAGACATTCCCATATTGAAACAGATGAAAGGGCATTAAGTGTTTTATGCAACAAAAAGTACTCGTCTGCTTTTAATTTAACTCTCGACCCATCTTTAAATTTGGCGACAAAACCTTCTTGTTCTGTCCCTTTTAATCCTGGCAACAATTTAATTGCTTCTGATAGGGTAAAGTCATAAAATTTTACATACTTAACTCCTATTTGTTCTGCATGTTTTTCAATGTAGTTTTCTTCCGTGCCGTCTACCTTTGATATCATTGCAAGCAAAACCAATTCAGCCCTATCCCCATAATCCACAACAATTCTATTTTCGGGGTATATTATCTCGAAGAGGTATGTATAGGAGTGCTTTATTTCATGTAAATTTATGTTGTTTTTAGCCCAGTTGGTTGCCCATACTGCCTGTTCTCCCTCGAAACTACCTCTTGTGGCGATTCCCATATCTCCTTTATGGAAATACATTATTCCTAGACTGCCGTCGAGTTTTTCTGTAATTACAGGTTTGCCTTTTTTGAGAATCTTTTCTATGGATGATTCCGGCATTTCGTTGAGGTTGAAGAATTTCTCGAAGGGTTTGGATATTACATATCCGTAGGGGTCTAAAATCAATCCTCTTGAGATTCTGGTATATTCGTCCCATTTCTTGTCGAATTGGCATCCGATGCTATAATTGTAGATATAAATATCGTGTTCCGGGTGTTTCTTTTTGTTGATCAACCCTTCATCAATTCTTTTTTGGAGTTCAGCTAAATCTATTTTCATCATATCGCCCCTTCAGTTATTAAGTGTCTTTCCCATATCCCGATGAGTTTCGATATACACATTGGATTCCTTAAAACGAGAACTTCATCGCAGAAGATTTCGAACTCGTCATATTGCTGGGTGGTTTTTGCCATAGGTAACATCCTCACTGGTGTTAATTCCCCAGCCCAAAGATGCTCTGTGTCAATAAAATATATTGAACTGGAAGAACCTCCAGTATTGGAGCCTTCGGTTACTCCATTAAATAGTTGAGTGGTTGGAACATTTGTGCTGACGTAAATCGGAACACCATTGTAGCTCATCAAACGGAATCCACCTTTGACCTCGGTTACATCGATAAATTGCTGGTACTCTTGTAAAAGAGCATTTAATTCTCGCCTTGTTCTTCGAGCCATAACCATCATGTTCGGATTACCAATATTCTTGTTCATTGCCTCATCTATTTTATCCAAAGACAAATAACCATTTGCTGCTATCATCTGATCCTCAGAAGATAGGTTTTGAAAACCGTCAAAATCAGTTTCAGAAGAAACTCCGGTTATATAAGTTTGATCCTCATAATTCTTGAATTCGATAATCTTTCCCTCTATCTCCTCCATAAGTACGTCAATATAAGACGCGCCTGTCGGTTGAAGTTTCCGGGTCACCTTGCCTCTTGTCAAAAGAGTTCTATATGGAAATAGGAATTGTTCATAGCTGCCTGTGTCCTCTGTTACGAAATCTACATCCGTCTCCCATTCAGCAGGAGTAGATCCCGGAGTACGCCGGTTTATTGTCCAGCCTTGACCACTACCCAATTTTCTGGGGATATTTTGTCTCAAAGGGTTTTGGTAATCACACATCAGTGGTACAACTGCATCAACTACAGGCTGTAATAGAGCATTCCCTGAATTTGCTGAAGTCAAAGCCTTGCGAATAGTCGCCAATCCTTCTGTCCAAATATCGGTATAAGTCATGTTATCCCAACTCTCCTTGTTCAAATTTGGAACAGTTGTTTGTATTATCGCACACACATATTGTATTTGCGTATTTCTGGATTTCCAATTTATCGTTTTCTATTTTCTCCTTAATACCCCAGAGGAATGCATCAAGAGAGTCTAAATTTAAAAATCTAATACCGGAGTAATTTTGGGGCTTTGCTATTTGGATACCGAACTCATCCTTCCCTTCTGTAAGGGAGTGAATAGTGACATTCATGTTTGGCAGGAGTTCCTGAATTTTCGATTTGTAGAATACTGCATTTTTAAGGCTTAGTTTTTCTGGCATGTTATTCTCCTTCTTTTATTATGGCGATTCAAATATTCCAGTTAATTCTCCGCAATCAAGACATTCCATCCCTACTTCCAGTCTCAATTCGCCCCAGCAAGTAGCATATACGTAAGTTCTTATATTTTGGGATTGGCAAGATGAACATGCTTTAGGAAGGGTAATAATTTTTTCTTCCCATCCGTGTATAGATATAGAAATTTCATTTTTCATTGGTATCCTCTTATTATCAGAAATGTATTTTCTTCAAATCAACAAGTTTTTCCCATGCTTCGTGCATCAATTTTTTATCCATCTTCTGGGTATGAAGTTGTGGGCAGGAATATATTGTTTCCCATAAGTATTCAAAATCATGCAGAAACAGCGGGGCTTTAATGAAAAGCATTGGGATATTCATCAATACTGCCGTAGATACAAGTTCACCTAAAAATATTGCAGAATTATTATATTGTTCTTCAGGCACTCTTGTATGCGTTAATCCTCCGGCAGTTTCCCCCATTTTATGTATTCTTACTCTTGATTGAGATGCGTGGTATAGATTCCTTATCGGAATTATGAGAAGATCATATTCAAAATGGGTCAGAAAAGCTTCGATTGGGACAAGATCGTTCATTGGGCGCTTAATTATATATGCATTGCGGTAGAAATCTTCCATTCCACATCCACATTTATCCCCCAGATATTTATTTATACTTTCTTCGGTAAATCCAGTATCCCATCCAACATATGTAAAGATTGCCATCAGGAGGGATGTAAAACTTCTGCCGGTCCCCGTTACCATTATTCTATGTTCTTTGTTATTCATTTGTTCATTTCCTCCCTGAATTTAATCCCGATGGATTCTAATTCATTTCTCGCTTCTTGTCTTTTTTCAAGATATTCCTGTTCGAACAATTCTATTGTTTTTTTATATATTTGCTTAAAAATATGGAGGTCTTCTAATGCAGCAGCTACTTTTTCTTGAAACCCGTCTGGTAATTTCTCCCAAGTGACAATGTTAGATCTACATAAATTTATCCCCTTTTCTTTTTCAAATAAACTATTTTCTCCTTTGATTATTCCAAAGATTACATCCTTTCTAAATCCATCATGGTATGTTCTTCTGTCTATTATTATTTCCACAGGCAATATCTCGAAAAGGATGGTCGCTATTTCAGCCGATTTCATAAAATTATTGGCAATTCTAAATTCATGTATGAATTGATTTAAATTTAATTTATCCCTGTCTCCGATTTCATAATATTCTTTTAATTTTTGAATATATAAACACTCATCCTTAAAAAGTTCCCATAACAATTCGTAAACTCGATCTTTAACATTGTTCATTTTTTGCACACTCCGCTTTCTTCGTTTGCTATTTCGATTTTAGGCAGGAGCATATCCTGAAATTTCTTAACGCACGTTAATCTTTTAGGTTGACAGCAAACTACGATATCTTCTTCGAATATTTCATTTTTTATCTTTGCTTCGTTAAGCAAATCTTTCAGAATATTTTCCTTAAATGTATATTTATATGCAATTACTTTACCGCATACTTGACATTTAAGGGGCTTTAAAATTTTGTTCTTGTCGTATTCAATCTTGTTCTTCGTCATTATCCTTCTCCTTCTCTTTATGTTTTTCTTTAACATGCTTTTCCATTTGTTTTATTGCATTTTCAAGATCCCGATATTCATACCAGATACTTGTATTGCAGTATTCGCAAGTTAATTTATCCCAATGCTTTGTTTTCAATTGTTCAGCCACCAAAAGTTGTTTATAATTTTGTTTATCTCTAGGGACGCATGTATAATCTGAAACAGATTGAAATGCACCTTATTGTTTAACAAATATAGATATGCGTAAAGAATAAACAGATCCCCTGTGCAATTTCCGTCCATTGACTCTTTGATTCCGTAAAGCATACAGGATTGGAAGGAGTATCTGATTGCTAAAGATTCGTTCAATTTATTCTCCTTAAAATTATTAAAAATCTACAAATTAAATATGCAAGTATTATGCCAACCTATCCCAAAATTTAGGGATAGATTTTAGATAGATTAATATTCGCTCATTGAGCCGTTCTCTTTAGAATCTCTTGCGTTGATTATCTCGATTGTTCTTTGAGCAATTTTAACCAGAACTTTTACTATACCCCATTTTTCAACAGGCACACCAGTTTCTTTCTTGTAAAGTTTTGCTAATTCAGGGGCAACCATTTCCACAAGAATATCTTCTTCCATGTCATCGATCTTGCCATCTTCTGCAATAAGCATGATCTGTGTAACTTTGTTTAAAATTATAGCCCATTTCAGCATGTTCCTTCACCTTCTTTCTTTTTTATATTTGTTCCGTAATAATTACTGCATACCCAGCAGTAGTAATATTCCATCTGGGATAAAATATCTCTCTGCCTTTCTAATTTTGCTAATTTATTTTTCTGTTTACATTCAGGGCATATCATGCACATATTGTTACTTCACCTCCTCAATTATTTTCCTGTTTTGTAATTTCTCCATTGCTTCATCTAATTTTTCGTAATCTTTTTCGGTTTCTGGTTTTTCAACAACAATTCCCTTTTCCTTTATTTCAAAAGTAAAGTTTGATTTACAGTATGGGCATTGGGTAAGGGGGACATTGTTAAAGAATATTTGATCTGTTCCAACTCTAACCTTTGATTCCATAAACAATCCTACCATTTTTTGACAGCAAAATTCAAAGTTTGTAGGAATGGAATATTCGTTATCTAATTTGATATATTCGAAAGGAAGATTTATTTCCGTCTCGTAATTCCCTTTAATATTGTTCCAATCAACCATGTTGTGTTTTGTTATTTCGATTTTCATTGTTGTTTCTCCTTTTTTTCAACCAGTTTATAAACTTTGCCCCAATTTTCTTCCCTTTTTCTTATACAATCTTCTGTAACCATCTTATCTACAAGTTTATCAGCTTTTGCAAGAAAGTGAATTGCCAACCATTTATATATATCATGTTTTATAAGAGTCCATCGGTTTTCATTGGTATAATGCAAATATCCTCCGCAAATACGTATACCATACCACTTTTCTTGAGGGGTTCCATTTACTTTCCCTGCCTTCATGTCCCTAAATTTAATCATTGCCCTTTATTTTTTCCTTTAAAAATTCTTCAATTCTTTCTATAATATGCTTTTCATGTTGCAAAACTTGTTCCACCTGTTCTCTTGTAAGGCAGTATGCATACTTTGAAAACGGGCAGTAGCACTCCCAACATTCTTGACTGTTTTTTGTAATGCAAGGGGAGTGGATCGGCAAGCCAATCTTACTGGTAAATTCCAAGTTTATCATGGCATCAGGGTCATTTAAGTTTATTTCTTTCCCATCATAATCCAATGCACTGCAATTAGAGCATTTTGCAACCACATCGGGGTCGCCCGACTTCCAGCACCTTTTTATGTTTTTCATCCAATCTTTACTCATTCCGACTCCTATATATTTCTATTGCAGATTTACAACTTTCTTCGTCATAATATGCTATGCCACTAATATGACCGAAATTCCTTTGTCCTATAACTACACCAAAGTCGAGTTCATCGTCTTTATAGTCGCCATGTTCTGGCGAGAGATACGCACAAGAGCAACCAGCAGACATAACCCAAGTTGGAGTAGATGTCAAATCACAATCAAGCCCTAATTTTTGAAATTCATCTTTCCAATTTAACGCTTTATATTTATTCATTTTTCTTCCCTATTAATCGGATTGCAAGGACAATTATCTTCATGCCCCGATCCATCACCACAAGGGTGAACACCAAAGCATGTGCAATTATTCATGTTTAAATAATTATCCCTAACAATATCATCGTTTGGAGGGAAGGTTCGACCATAAACAATGGTATTATTCCTCAACTCCGTAATTTCTTCTTCTAAACTTTTAACTTTTTCTTCTAATTCAACAATTCTTCCTTGTAAATCTGGTATTATCGCTTTTCCAGCTTTTGGCATTTTTGTCTCCTTAATAATAATAATTTTTTTCAAACCAATCATTCAGCCTCAATCGGAATCCCCACCATTTCAATTTCATCCTTCCCTTCCATGTCTTTTGCATATTTTTCTTAATCTCGTCTAAATATGGCAATATTGGCTGTATAAACAAATATTTTCCGCCATTTCTGGAAAGTTCCTTCCTGATTTCCCATAATCTTTTATCATCCATATTTTCTCCTTTTGCACATAATTAAATATACTATCCCTGACATGAAAAATCAAGTCAAAACATATTTTTTTATAGTTTTTCTTGACATTTGGTATCATCATATATATATTATTAATGAAATGCAAGTTTTATGCCAAATTACAGTAAAAGGAGAATGATAAAAAATGGTGAATAAACCGGAAAATGGGAAACAACTATTGTCGATAAAGAAGTTTGCAAAATATTCAGGGCTGTCTGAAGCCACGATAGGCAGATACATACGTGATGGGTCTTTACCGCATTTTAGGATTGGGAAAAGAGGAGCAATACGCATAGACCCTGATTCTTTACAGGAATTTTACACCCCTGCCAAATACGATCTCGATCAACCTACCCCTAAATACCAGCATAACCCGTTAAAAAATCCAAAGTTATAAGCTAATGGAAGAAAAAGAAAAAAAGAAAAAGCGCAAGAAAAAACGATACTACTATTACACTAAAATGACTGAAGATCGCATCCCCAAAAAGATAGTGAAGAACATTCCAAACATAGAACGGGACGAACAGATGTATTTGATGTATAAAAAAAGATACAATTCCTGCTCGAAGATCGGCAAGAAATTCAATTTGTCTAAGTCTCAGGTTTACATGGCTGTAAAAAATTATTGTGCAGAAAAAGGATTGAGGATGCCTACAACAAAGCATTTCGGGGGGACTGTGCCTCTCGATCCAAGAGACAAAAAGAATATCCCTCAAGGTAAAAAATATCAGGGCAAAATTTTAATGAGTGCAAATTATGTAACAAGGATGTTGGGCATACATGAAGCAACTCTTGGTATACACAGGAGAACTCGTGCAAGATCTATACCGTATTATAAGTTTCCGGGGAGTTACTCTTATTATGACCTTGACAAATGGTTAAAGGATAGTTTTGTACCTGCAACATATATAAATAAGGATCTGCACCGAAAAAAAAAATCTTTATGGCAGTAAAAAGCAAGATATATCCGAATTATCCGAAGAAACTTATGACTATAAACCAATTTGCGGAATATATCAGTGTTGATCCTCAAACAATACACAACTGGATGGTCAAGGGGTTGATACCGCACTACCGTTTCTTTGATGACAGGAAGATTATAAGAATAGACCCCGAAATTGTAAATGTTGGTAGCGTACCTATTAAAATCGACATAAGGGACGATAATGTTGCATGGGTGCAGGAAGCTGTAATGGCAATCAAGGATAAATTGGAAAACATGAATAAGGAAGAAATCAAGGAGTTGTTCGATTGGAACAGCTATTTAGCATATTTGTAAATTAAGGAGAAGATCAATGAAACTTAATCGTAAGCACAACGAAATATTAAAAGCCGTATCTCCATATTTTGAACACATGGAAGAATACATGAACTACCAGAACCCGATACGCAAAGCGTTCAAAAGAATACCTTTTGAAAAATCAGGCGAAACGGAAGATTTTGAAATGAAAATCCTTAAAACAGGGGGGACTTTAATTAACAATCCTGATAACAAACTAAAGTTTGATTACCGAATAAAAGACGATATTGATCATAAAATTGTGTCGATGAAAGACATAGAAGAAAGAACCTTTGTCATAGGGGCTAACGGTTCAGGATTCCCAAGCATAAAGCAATGCGTTCCTGAAAATAACATAAAATTAGTTGATGAAGATTGGGAATACGGATTAACGGATATCGATCACGCTATGGACTTGAACGGGGGATGCCCGAATATGATGATAATGAGCAGAAAATCAAGAAGGAGCTTAAATAATTTGCTCACAAAAAGAGGCGTCTATGTGTCTACCGAACTCTACAACGGCTTCACCCTTACCACATATAACGGTATGCCCATATATGTAACTATCCATATCCAGCCGGACGATCCCACGATATTGTATTTAAGCACCGACAATATTGACGTCATAGAGAAGTACCCGACAGAGTTTGTAATACATGAATTGACTATGAACAAGTTTGATTACACAATTCAATGCGAAGAATATTTAAGAATCATAAACCCCGAACAACTGTCTATGCTGACAGTGGAAGGAGAAAGCAAATGAATTTAACTAACACACAGAACGATATTTTAAGGCACATCAATAAATATCACGACAAATTAGAGGAGATGGTAAATTGCAATAACCCAATTAGACGTGCTATCCAAAGAGCAAATATTAATGAACTCGCAAAAGAAGAAAGATTATCATTGCTACCTCGTATTCGTAGATTAGTTGCAATGGGGGTTGCCCCACAACCCGATGTGAATTTAAGTAATATAACAAACGAAACTGATAGGTTGGATTATCTCTTAACTTCAATAGATGAAGAAGTAGAAAACAAAATTGAATCTTTTAAATACTGCGAAATGGAATCCTATATTTATGGGGATAAAAATTGCGGCTATAAAGGTTTAATAGATTCAGTTGAAATACCAAGTATGGTAAAGGGGGAAACACCTAAAAGATCTGCTGATTTTATTAAAAAAGTAGACGAAGCGATGGATCTGAATACTGGCAGTCCAGATATGATTATGATGGCGCATAGAAGCAGAAGAGGGTTTACTGCACACTTGCACAACCTAGGAATCGTTATTGGTGTAATTAACATTAATGGGGACAGACACATAACGTATAATAATATACCTATATATGCAACTCATCACATGTCTCCTGATGACACAACGCTGTTATTTATTGATACGAGCAGGTTGTGGATTGTAGAGAAGTATCCATTGAGGTTTAATGTAGATAAATTGTCTGATACCGAGTTTGGTTTTTTACTAGAATGTGAAGAATATCTAATGATAGATAATCCAAAACATATAACAGCTTTGCAATTAGAGTCAATGGATGCTGAGCCAGAGGGATGCCAGTATTGCAAAAATTACGAACGTGAGGATAAAAAGGGATAACAAATGAAAACAACATTTCTATCAACGCTAATTCTAATAACAGCAATATCCTTGACCGGCTGTACAATGCTTAACATTATGGGGCATATTCTTGATATCATGCCCTATATTTACAAGGGAACCCCCTTGATGGTATTTGATCTTGGCACGAACATTCACATTATTGCGTTTGACAACGGAGAAAGCAAGATATTCTGGAACCCGAATAGATGGAGAATACCGTTAAAAGAAAGCATCAAAATATATTATGATGATCTGGAAGACCATGAACTTAATAATGTGGATTTGCCCTTAGAAGGCAGATGGATGATAGACGGTAAAATTGTTGGAATTGAGAAGATATGAACCAAATAAGTAATACGGGTATAGATTCCTTTTTAGACACCATAAAAAAGGATACGGACAATCTTGATACTATCAGGAACGACCCTAAACTTGCCATACCATACTTTATGGTAGACGATGAGAACCCATCGTTACGCATTGTAAACGCCCCCTTCCACAATGAAATGCAGGATCATATAACTGAGAACAGGCTTAATTTTGTAGTCTGTCCTCGTGGTCATGCAAAGACGTCTCAGGTTACGATTGGAAGAGTTTTATATGAAATAGGGCAAAACCCGAATATTCGTATTGCGATATTTACTGAAGAGAAGGGGGCGGCAAAGGAACGTATTGATTCTATTAAAAAATATATTACTGAAAGCGAAAGATACCAGCGTTTATTCCCGCATATAAAGCCGTCAAAGACAAACTGGAGTGCTTTTTCTATAACGATAGAAAGGGACAGTTTCGCAAAAGACCCTACCGTTTCAGCAATCGGTGCCTACAGCGCTACTACTGGGGCGAGAAAAGACTTAATAATATGCGATGATATCTGCTGTGAAGAAGCATTGAGGTCTGAAAAGGCAAGAGAATCTATTAAAACAATCTTTAAAAACACAATAGTGAACCTGCTAACTCCTAAAGGCAAACTTATATATATTGCGACACCTTTTCATTTCGATGATCTTACAATGGAATTAATGAGAAATGCGCATCTAAGGGGGTTTGCACCTTTTATCAGAACAATCGACCACAACTTTACTCCTATATGGAAGGAGAAGTTTAGCAGACAACAGTTGATTGAACTGAGGAACATAATAGAATCAGGGGCATTTTCGAGAGGTTATCACTGCGAGCCGTTGGCAGACGAAGAATCTACTTTTAGCATTGCTAAAATTAAATCTTCAATGAGAATGTTGCCGGATGAGGATACCGACATTGCGAAACACATTGGTGTTGGCAATAACTGGATAAAAGTAATGGGAGTAGATCCTGCCATATCCAAATCTGTAAGAGCCGACTATACTGTTATTACAGTGCTGGGTATTCACCCTGAAAAGTATTACAAAGTGCCTTTGGAAATAGTCAGGGCAAAACTGGATTCGACCGAGACAGGGGCAAAGATAATCGAGTTGCAGGATAAGTGGAATTGTCAGGGGATAAGGGTAGAGAACGCATTTTACCAGAAATCTTTGACTCAGTGGACGCAGGTTCTTTCCCCCAAGCCGTTGCCTTTTAGCAATATTGAGGGCAAGGTTCAGCAGAAGTATGCGAGATTTCAGCAATTGGCAGTTGAGGTTAAGAATGACGGATTTATGTTTTACTGCCATAAAAACCCGATACCAGAATATGTCTTTGACGGGAAGGAAAACGAAAAATGCACTTGCGGTCATTGTTCGTTAATTTCTGAAATGGCGACACATCCATTGTGTAAGCATGATGACTGCCCTGATAGTTTACAATTAGCTAGTTCTTTAGCCAACGAACTCATAAATCCCAGTAATCAGGGTGGATTTGATGTTTGGAGAAGGAAAAAAAGAAGATAGTTTGGCATAGATTTTGCATACTAAAATATTGAGTTTAACATTTAACCTTCAAGGAGAAATACATGATAACAGAAACATTAACAATTACTGAAGCATTAACCCAATTAAAAATATTGGGGAAAAGGATTGACGAAGCGATAGAACAAGGATTATTCGTTAAGGCAACAAGCAAGAAAAGGAAACCTGCGGGATTCAAGACAGACGAGGATTGTTCAAAATCCATACAATCTTCTTATGATTCTATAAATGGATTGATGAGAAGAAGGATGGCGATCAAGAGGGCTGTTGTAAAATCCAATGCAAACACAAATGTAGACGTAGGTGGAGAAACCATGACTGTTGCCGAAGCGATAGAATACAAAAATTCTATTGATTTCGAGAAGGCATTGCTTCAAAGAATGGTTAATAATAATGATTCTGAAAAGCGAGAAGTTGATGCAAATAATCTCAGGATAGATAACGAAAAACAGAAAATTATAACACAAAGAGCCGAAAACGAAAAAACACCAACACAGGAAGATATTGATTTTGCGGACGAAGCAATGGAACCATACAAGTATACATTGTTAGATCCTTTAAACATAAAAGAAAAAATTGAAGTATTGAAAAATAAGATTGACAATTTCTTCACAAAGGTAGATACTGTATTGGCGACAAGTAATGCAACTACAACTATAACCATAGAGTATTAAGAGGATGGTAATCAGATGTATTCGGAAACCATAAACATTCAAGAACCTCCGATTCGGGTCAAAGAATCAATCGAAGATGGTATTAGCTCAATGGTAGAGCTTCTGACTGACAATCAGAATGTTGTTGGTTCAAATCCAACATACCAACTGTCAAGAGAGACAGAGCATATTAACTGGACTGCTAATCCAGAAGGATCTAACGTTCAGAGCTTAACTGTCAACGATAAAAGTTTAGGGTTCACGAGTCAAATATTCGAAAAATTAAACAGCAACACCCAACGTTCTATCGAATCCGAGAGTATTGGTAACGAGACTTGCTTGAATACGGTCTTTGGTGCTACTCGGCAGGGTATATCTGATTCATCTCTTAATGTTTTATTAGAACCATGTGCTGTTCACATTTCCCCGATATCAGCAGGTTGCACTTGTTCTGCTGTGCCAGAAGGAATTAAATAGTAAAATAAAAATTTAAAAGGAGTAAATACAATGAAAAAGCTTACAACAACATTAATAATCTTGTTAACCCTGTTCTTTGCATCTAGTATATATGCAACGGATTGGGAATATTACTATTACTTTGAGGACTTCGAAAGCCAGTCTACTGATTGGAATTTGAATCCGAATATTGAGTTTTACTATGGCGAATCCAAATATGAAGGCGAAGATCTTGCGTTATTTTTTGTTAAGCCTGAAGAGCCTGAAGATATGCTTGTAATGTCGAGAGATTTTGGGGCGGGTGGTCAGAATTACGGGATACATTGGGAATCAACTTACAGCATGGCATTGCATTATTTTGAAGCGTACGCAGACTTTACTTTTTATTACCCGAACGATTACAGCAAAACGGGTGTTGTTACGTACAGGAAATATAATCCTAGGGGCGAATTTAGCTTTTTCGATGAGTTTGAAATGGATTCGGTGGAATACTCTCTTGGGAAAGTAGAAATATATATAGAGCAATGGAATAGCGATCACGATGCTTTTGTTGACAGCATCAGGGCGGATCAGCTATATGACTATAGACCGATAATTAGCGACTATGCTTATTTTTATATTAGTTTCATCCCCAGCAAGGTTGAAATAGACGAGCAGATTACAATGCGGATCATGTTTTATTTCGGTTTTAATACAGCTTTGGTGGATATTTATATTGTAATAGTGAACGATTCCGGCGTATATTTCTTCCCGGATTGGACGGAAAGGGTGCAGTTTGTAGCGGTTGAAATTCCACAATATTTTTGTTTTCCTTTATGGCAGAAAATAGATACCTATCGTGTTGCAGATTTACCTCTGGAATATGGGAATAATATTGTGGCGATAGGTGTATGCCCGCATGGGACAACGGATTTTGATTATTATACAGGCGGCGTTAGCGATTGCCTAATTATCCTTAAAGAAGAGGAGTAAAAGTATGTTAAAGTTTATGGGAAAAACATGGGGACTTTGGATTTTATTGTTTATTATTGTTTGTTTGTTAAGTGGATGTGATGGCGATGGGGATTGTTCTGATTGCGACATACCGTATGGCTATCACGAAATAGAGCGGTTTAAGGACGGTGATTTTAAGCAGGTTACGTATACTAATGGTGCTAAATACAATATTCACTATATCATATGCACGAGTACGGACAACGGCTGTACTTGGGACAAAGCTGAGTATTGGAGTGGATATTAATATTATGCTCCGCAAAGTTGATGATACTACCTACGAATTTTATTACACAATTGTATTTGAAGGGGGTAAGTTTATATGCGACTGCCCTGCATTTCAATTCAGTAAGAACGGAAGATGTAAGCATGTGTCTGATTTGCTAAAAACATTTGCTTTGAGCAGGGATAAGTTTAAAGCGATGGAAGAACGGGAAAAAGAATTTAACGAGGATAAAATACCTTTTTAAGAGGAGAAAATTATGAACCAAGAAATACAACAACAAGTAATAGATGGATTAAAAACCATTATGCTGAAATTAGATGGGTTATCTATCAATGCATGGGACATAATGGTGAAGGGGGAATTTATGAGAGGTGTTGGAATTTTGGCATTGTT